AAATAAACATTGTAATATTCTTGTTCTTGTTGTTTTACTGCAAATTTATATGATTGCCATCCTAATACATTTGGTGGATTAACTGTAATAGTTATTTCAGCGCCCGAACCTGTTCCTCCAACAACATCCAAAACTTGACCATTAACATATCCACTTCCACGATTAGTTATAGTAATACCACCAATTGGACCTGTTGCTCCACCACCAGTTATAGATTGAACAGTAAAAGCAAATCCGCTTCCTTGACCACGAAGTGCGGCATCATAAGTTGTTGTACATGTATCTCCAACTGTATATCCTGTTCCTGGTGTAGAAACATTAAAAGCATCTACTTCTGTATCATTATAACTTTTATATAATCCTGGTTCCCCAGTATCACTATTTATAGTAGTTTGTGTAATACCATTATTTACCTTTACTCTTAAAACATTTCCAAGCCATTCATACGTAGATAATCCATTATCTATATCTACATCATCCCATGATTTATAAGGAACATATATAGTAGATCCCGCAGTATCAGGGGTATCATCATTTTTAGATAAAACTACACTTGACTGTCTACCATATCTATCTGATAATATAAATCCTACTTGATAATTTCTATTTTGTTTTACAGAATGATTAGGATATTGTGCGTAATTATCATAAGCTAAAGATTTATCTGCCAAAATTACTTCATAATCTATAGAAGCAGGTGGGGTGTGATTTTCTAAAAAATTACCATATGTAATTCTTCCACCTATTATTTCTTGAGCTAATGCTTTTATAGGTACTTTATCATATACCCTTGTATTTTGACTAGTAGGTAATGTTTTATAAGGTTTTATAGATTTATAATCAAATGTATAAAACCATTCAGTAGTACTAGTAGATGGCAGTGAACTTATAGAAGAAGCTATACCGCTATTAACCGGAATTGATTCTAATATTTTTGCATTTATTTGATCTGCCGCTTTATATAATATTTCAATTTCACTTATTTGATAGTCATCTGTTAAACTTGTTAATGCTGCCGCTGCTGTTGCGCCTCCTAAAGGTAAAGGTATTTTAAGACCAACACTATCTATATTATTTTCCATCCATGCAACTACACTTGACTTATAAGTATCTGTCATATCTTGTGTACTTTCATTAGGACCATCACCAAATATTCCATGCTGTTTAGGTATAAAGCATAGTTGTGTATAAGGAGCTGTTAAGGAATATTCGTTATTAATAAATTTAAATCTATAACTAAACCTTACAAATTTTTCTTCTATTAAATCTGGATCACCAGTAAAATTAGAATCATAATCAGGATTGGCTGAAATTGTAATATCGTCAGTTCCTGGAGTAACTACAGTTATAGGATGGGTTAATTGAATAACCATTGAGGTTCCAGGAGTTATTGTTTTAATATTTTGTATTCTTACATCACTAGCTATAGTTAAACTCATAGCTGTGCTAATAATTAAATCACCTACATTAGGCGTAGGTTGTGGTCCAGCTGTTGCTGCTGAGGCATTATTATATTTATAATCTATAGTTATATCACTACCTGCAGCTTTAGTCCCTGCGCTCATTGTGCTATCAATAGTAGTTACAAATCCATTATTACATTTAACAGGAGATGCTGATGTCATGGTTGGACGACTAAATGTTAATAGAGTATTAGTTGGTGCAGTAGCTGGGCTTTGAATAAAATTATTATAAATAGTAACAACACTTCCAGTAATACCTATTACTTCCCATAATTCTTGTGCACCCTGTGATGCAAAACCTGTAACTATATCGCCTACTTCAATTCCTGTAGTGGCAGTCATTGTTAAATCGTACCCTATTAAACCCGCAAGCCTAACACTAGCAAGTTGACCACTAATTGCATTTAAAATATTTTGGGTTAATACTAAAGGCGCTTCATAGGGATAATACTTAGCTACAGATATTTGATCTTCATTTGTATAATAAGAAATCCCATTAGTAGTAGCAGCATTTACATCTATTCTACGTGGTTGATTTCTATTGTCTGTCCAAAATAATAATCCCTCTATTAAATTGGTGCCTAATACTTTATAATCTTGATGGAAATTTAAAAAACTACCTTTTACTAATAAAGTTAATACTTGAGTAGTTACATTATATGAATGAATAGTATTGGGCCACCCAATAATTATTTTATCATTATCTGAAACTTGTAATTGTTGACTAATAGTTATATTGGTTGCAGTTACACCAGTTACAACTGGATCTAATGTACCAGCTGGAGTACTACCGCTCCATGTACTATCTGTCCATAGTAACATACCTACTTCAATTCCTAATACTTCAGGATTAACTACTGCGCCTGACATACCAGTTTTATCTTTTAAAGATATAGTAGTTGCAGCTTGCAGTCCATTAGAATAAAGTGTTAAATCTCTAGGACATGCACCATCGCCAGAATAACCAGCACTAAATAAATAAATAACTCCAGTGCCTTCATCAGTATGTTGTCCTATTATATTACCACTATAACTTGTGCCATTCCTACCTGTGCTAAGATAAGCCCTTTGGATATTACCTGGAATATTCTCAAATTCACCAACACTAGAGCCTTCTGATCTACTAATTTGTAGATTTTGTGCATCTCGATATTCGCCATTTGGTATTAATCTATCATCTAAGTCTTTATTCATCTTAGATTTTAGAAAAGTATTCTTTATTTCTGGCATGTTTTTATCGTTTTATCCATTTAGCTTTACCACGCATTACTTGAACTATTTCATCAAGTTTAACATTTGATAATCTTATTTTAGCATTTCTTAATTTACTACTTGCTTCTTTTTTATATCTTTGTACAATATATTCAGGTTGATTTATTCTAGTTGATAATATAGCGTGATTAATATAAGCATAAATAGCAGACTCAGCTAATTTAGGTACTTGGCTATTCATATCATAAGCTAAGCCATCTGAAATATATTCAAATATTATTACTTGACTTACTAAGTTACTTGAAAAAGAAACCTTACCTTCTCTTTCATTCATATCAAACCAACCATTATATTGTGCATATTGTGGGTCTTGACCATATTGTTGTCCCCATCCCCAATACCAGTAGCCTCCATAACCCCAGTTATATCCCCACCAGTCCATGCCTTGATTATATAAAGCTTGGTCATAGTTTTGACTAATAAGGTTAACGTTAGCATCTCTCCATCTTTCTTCTGTAATAGAACTTCCTTCTATATTTTCATTAAAATTACCTTGAATTGGTATACCTGCCGCATCTTGAGTAGGAGTATTATAAGGACTATCAGTTAAATTATTTACAGGATAAATTATTCTTTGAACCCCTAAATTATCTATTCTAGAAAATCTTACATAATTTACATAATCTTGTGGTAATGGTACACTTAAACTTGGTGGTATACTTAGTTCCTGAGAATGTATGCTTTTTAATGTATCATAACTGAATTCTTGTAAAGCTCTTTTAGCATGAAATATTACATCTGTTCTATTAACCCTAGGTATTAATTTATCTTGTCCAACATATGCAACCATAAAATTATTTACTACATCTTCTAAACTTAAATAAGAATATCCACCATAATTTTCTTCTACTGTATCACCAAAAGCATCTTGAGCACCATAATTACCACCGTCCAATGTTTTTAATTGACATACTATAACATTTGTAGCTGGTATTGCGCCACCAGCAAAAGTTACAATACTATTCCCATCACCGTCAATAGTTACTGTATAGGGACCATATGCAGCGAAAGCTGAACCAGGAACTATTTCTACATAAGTTAATCCATCAGTACTACCATAAAGTTTAAAATTATTTAACCCATAATCTACCTCACCAGGATCCCAATTACCTAATACCAATTCCGTATCAAAGGTAAAAGTAAACACTGACTGTGTAGTTGCTGCTGGTACTGTAAAACCTTGTGCCCCTGCGTAATATTGTCTGTTAGTTTCGGTGATTAATCCACCATTTGGCATTGTACTCATTTATTAAGTTTTTTCATTGTTATCTTGACTAGCCACTTCAGATGCCGCAGCTTGAACTATATTAGGATCATTTATTATTACACCAGCATATGCTAAAATCCTCATTATAATTTCTGTTTGTTCACTTGTATGTAAATCAAATGGGGTTGAAGTTCCAGGTGCATATACATATTGGCCTAAAGCTCCTTCTGTATATCCCCATTTAACATCTCTTGGTTTTTTAAGATAAGACACAGTTATATCACTCTGTATAGTAGTAGGATATACATAAATTTTTTCATTCTCATATAAATATAATGGAAAATTAGTTGATGGTTGAGTTAATGGGGAAAGTAATAATTGTGTTAACTCATTTCTTTGTACATACTGTGCAATCTTAGTTCCTTTATAAATAACCGTCCCTAATCTATAAAAATCTACTGGATATAATTCTATAGTTATAGATGAACCAACAAGTGGAACAGCTGTCATAGTTAATATATTCGCATTTTCATCCCATGTATAATTAGCTGGGCTTGATTGAGCGTCGCCGTCTTTAATAACTTTAACTAAAGCTCCTGCATTTTGTGACACATCCCAGTTGGTTACAGTAAAAGAACTTGCTGCACCATCAATAGGTGGATTACCTACAAATGTTTGAGAAATACTTGGGGTTGTACTAGTGGTAGGTAATACAAAATGATCTGTATTAAAAGTTGCACTACCTATAGTTTGAAAATATTCTAACTTTTCTTCTAAATTTTTAACACGATTAGCATATTCAGTAGTATTTTGGGGTACTCTGTATTGCTGATTTAAATCGCTGGCATACATCTCAAACATAGTAAGTTGCACTTGTGTTGCAACTTTATTAAACTCATCAGGCGTCATATACCCTCTTTGTTGTTGGTTAAGGATTAATAAAACCGTTTTATAAACTATATCTACGTTTACTGCCATTATATTCTTAATTAATTTAATATAAAGGCGGACGAATCCGCCTTATATTATTTGTTTATCTTAGTCTTTTTTCAATAGACTTATATATTTCTACACCTTCATCTGTTTTCATAAATGAAGCCATAGCTGAATAAGGATTTTCATCAAAAGGTATTGTCATAAGCTTTCTATCATTTGTTCCCCAATGGAAACTTCTTTGATCTTGTGATAAGTATATAATATTCTCTTCACATGCTTTGATTACAAAATTCCTTAATTCTACGTTTTCATCTTGCGCTAACTGTAAAAATAATTGTGGATTCATTTTAGCTAAGCGAATAACATCTCTTCTAACTTCTTTAGAACTTAAAGAGCTTACTTTTGAACCAATTTCTACTCTTAGAATTGCTTCTTGCTTATCTATATCCATACTTCTTGCAGCATTTAACGCATCAATTTCCCATTCCATTTGATCTAATTCGGTAGCTGCCTCAACAGATGGCTTTCTCTCAAGATACCTTCTACCACGCATAGGGTGATATAAAGAAAGTAATTTTTGTAAAGCTATTTGCTCTTTAGGAACATTTAAAACACCGTCTCTAAATGTAATGTGACCTAATGTAACTTCTCCTTTTTGCTCATCAACAAATACTGAATTTTGATTAGTCGCATATCTAATTTCTCTTTGAGTTTTATTAATAGGATCAAACCATAATAAAGGATGTTTTGCTGTATGTTTACCTGGAATAGTTAATGTTAAAGGCTCTTTGCCTCCTGCAAGATAATATTGTCTATCTTTTATTTCCCAGCTATCTTTTTTAACTGGAACTTTTTCAATTGGAGCAGCAGCCTTTTTTGGCTTATCTACTACCATTTCTTGTTTTTCTTCTTTTGCCATAATATAATATAATTAAATAGTTAAAAATAAAGGTTCTGGGCGCCCCTTGAGCTAAAGCTTTTTGACGCCCTTTACCTTTTTAAACAATGTTATACTCCTTGGAATAAAACGAAATTGTTTCTTGCTTGAGTAACAAGACATCTTTCTGAAAGGAAGTTAACCTCCATTGCATCAAGATCACTAGTGAAAGCTCCACCAGCAGAACCTGTTAACCAAGATTTCATTCTTCTGTCGTCACCTTGAGACGCTCTATATCTTACATGTAAGAAAGGACGTCTAATGTTAGTACCAAGAATTTGATCATAAACTGTAGTTGTACCAGCTGGGATTAATACACCTTCGATAGAAGCAGGACCAGTCATACCACCACGCGTTGAAGCGTCGTTAAGATATTTCCAATCTGTTTTATAGAAGTCATAAGAACCTCTTCTGAAACCGCTAAATCCAAGATTTAAAGCCATTTCTTCTGAGTTTTCAAATAATCCGTAAGCAGTACCACCTGCAGAACCAGCAGAGATTGCAGCTAACATATCATCAAAAGCTAGAGCAGTTTCTCTATTTAAGAATAACATGTTTTCTTCAATTGCTCCCTGAGTATCAAGGTTTCTAAGAATATCATCGAAATCTCCTATACCAGAAGCCGCGCTAAATCCAACTTGAACGTTTCCGCCATTTTGGATTGCAGCAAACATACCTTCTGTACCTCCAGGTACTCCAGCAGGTGCCGCACCAGTAGCTAATTCACCTTCTACTACAGCCATTTCTAAATAATCTTCGAATCTAAGTCTTGTTTCAGACTCAGCTTTTAAATACCATAAGTATCCACCAGTTCCATCTTCAGTAGCAACTTCTACCCAACCTATTTGAGCCATATCAGAACCATTTACTACGTATTTGTTTCTAATGATGATAGGGTTGTTGTTAAATTGTGTGAAAGAAGGGTCAACACTAACATAACCAGTAGCTGCTGTAGCAGTATTGTAGTTAGGTGTTGTAGATCCTTTAGCATATTCAGAACCATAAACGAATAGTTTTACGTTACCTACAAGACCAGCTCCTGCGATAGTAGCTGCCGTATAAGGTAAACATGTAACTTGGTTAATTGTTGGGGCACCACCCGCGTTTGATGGATCAGAAGCACTTACGTAACATTTTACTTCAGCACCAAAATCATCCATAAGAACTACAGTAGCTCCTACAGAGATAACGTTTTGGATATTTGCAGCAGCACCTGGGTTAACGTTTACAACGTTAGCCGCAACTGTACAGTCATCATAAGCAATGTGTAATCTATTTTGTTCAGACCAGATTACTTGGTCAGAAGTCATGGGTAACTCAGCGCCTACCATTCTTAAGAATCCAGATAAAGTTCTATTACCATATCTTTCAACTTCTTGTTCGTAAATCTCAGGCAAATATTGTTGCGCGAAATCTGCGAAATTAGCAGCCCCGGAGTTAGTCCATTGTAGATAGTTAGAAGCCAAAATCTCTTGAGATTGACTAGGGACTATCGACCCGAATTGTGGGGTTAAAGCCATTATTTCTAATTTTAATTGTTAAATGTTCTTTTTTTAATTTTCAATTTTGATGAATCGGCTCCACTAATTGACTTAACTTTTATTCCTCCTACGAAAACATCCCCACTGGCAACTTGCCTCGGTGCTTCGGTGGCTGGGTTCTTGGATTTCTGAACGATGTCTTTGACACCATCAGCTTTTCCTTGTTCATAAAAATGTTGAACTAGTTTGTCTGTGTTCATCGCAGCATATAAAGCCTTGTGATAACCTGCATGATCTGTTAAATTACCATTTTTATCAGTAAATTTTCTAATAAAATTGTTAATATCAGATTGTGTTTGAGCTATCTTAGAAGGTTCATTTACTTTATACCTAAATTTTTTCTCTCCTAATGAATAATCAAAACCTTTGAATTCTTCATTAAATAGATTATTAGTATTTTTCTTGAACTTTTCTGCCTCTCGCTTTATCTCTTCCTGCTGTTTATTATAACGATTGAAAAAATCCATAGCTTTTTGTTGATCCTGAGTAACGCCTGGTCTTTGCTTAATTTCAGCATAGTATTTAGATTTTTTAGTTTCTAAATCTTTTTTAGCATTAGCAACAGCTTCTTTATAAGCTAGTTTTTTTCTACGTATATCTTTTTCCTCATCTATTTCTTCATCAACATTAAAATTATCTTCTATTAAAAATTTAATTTCATCTGATGAAAGATGGGGTTTGGTTTGTTTATAGTACTCATGTAATAATTCATTATCACCATAATCACTATAATCTTTATTAAGTTTCACATAGTCTTCTACTGTCCCACCTGTTTCTTCCATAAACTTTACTAGTTTATCTACGTTTTCAGGTAGTTCAGGTCTATCTGATACTTCATCTACAACTATATTATCGACTTCTGTCTTTTCAGTTGTAGGTTGTTCTATTATTTCTTCGATTACTTCTTCGATCGGAGCTTGCACCTCAGCTTCTGTAGCGGGCTCTTCCTTTGTATCGCTGACCCGTATTTCTGTGTCCACTTTCTCGCCATCTCCGGCTTGTTTATCCACATCCACTGTCTCTGTTTTATGCTCTTGAACGGCATCTTCTTCTGTTTTAGTTAAATCTACTTTTACTACATCAGGAACTACTTCTCCCTGTGCTTCTGGTTTTGTAAAATCTACTTTTACAGGCTCATCATTTGACTTGCCTAAATTTTTAGCTTTACGCTTAGGTTTCTTCATTTTAAAGTCACCTTCTTGTTTGACCTCTACGGCCGCTTTTTTATCTGCCATAATAAAATATAATTAAATAATTAGTAATTAAGCCATTGGGAGTGTACCTCCTCCTTGACCTTGTTGTTCAAAATCTATAGGTAATAAATCATGGTTTCTTTGATCTATCATTTCACTTTGTTGTGAACCTTGAATTTTAACTCTTTTGTCTTTTCTATCTTCTATTTCTTTTTCTTTTGTTTTCTCTGCTTGCATTTTCATTTGCTCTAATTGCATTTGATAATTAAACTCTTCTGCCATTAATTGACGTTTAATTTCTGCCTCAGTTTGCATTCTTTGAATTTCAAATTGAGATTTTCCTTGCTCAACCTGTAAATCTCTTTCTGCTAGAGCTTGTTGTTTTTGTACTTCAGCTTCAGCCGCTTGCTGTGCTGCCTGAGCATTTGCTTGTGCTTGCATTTGAATTTGAGCTTGCTGCATTTGCTCTTCACGTTTTTGCTTTTGCTTACGTTTTTGTTTTAATAATTGATTAGCTAATTTAAGATTACGTATTTGACGTATATCTATTGCATCTTCTAAATCAATACCACCACTAGATAAAGCTACTTGTATGTTTTGTTCTAATTGAGCTTTCTCTTCATCATCTGGTTCTAAATCTAAAAATATACCAAAATCATGTAAATTTAAATTTGATATTTCTCTTAGAGTTTCTGCGTCAAAAGTAGAAATACTATTTTTTAAAGCATTAGCTGTAAGGGGATAATTTAATAAATCAGCTATCTTTTTAGAAATATTTTCACATATTCTTAATGTTAAATATAAACTACCATTATTTATATGCTTAGTAGCAATATTTGATTGTTGTGCTGCAATTTTTTGTAATCCTACTAATGTATCTCTATCTGGTAAACTTCCATCTCTAGCTTCATTTAATCCGGTCACATCTCTTATCATTTGTAAATAATAATTATATGTTTGAATTAATGCTTGAATTTTAGCTTGTGAAGCGGAGGTTTGTAATTCTTGTACTGGAATTTTACCTCTATTTAATTCACCTTCTTGTGTTAAAGATCTACCTACAACAGAACCAGTTTGGAAATACATATTTAATGCTTCTGCTGGATTATAATTAGTACCATTACCTAAATCTACTTCTGCTAAACCATCCATGTCTAGGAAAACTCCATCTGGTACCATTCTAGCTAATACTTGTTGTAACTTTAAATGAGTTATTTGTATCATGTCCGCAAATCCTGTAATTCTATTAACTATAGAATTAATTCTACCCTTATACATTCTTGGTGCACAAATAGCGTAATTCATTTCTACTTTAGTAGAATCAGCAAAAGGTCTAGTCATATTTTCAGCTAGTTCCCATTGCAACATAGTATTTGTTCCTAATACTTTAGCTCCTTTATATAAAACCTCTATAGTTCTACCTACTCTTTCAAAATTATCATTTTGTGGTGGATTAAAAGTATCTGGCTTTTCTAAAGCTTTTTCTAAACCAAAAGGTGTTTCTTTTATTTTAAATACTTGATCACTATAAGTTTTATATTCAAAAAATAATACTTGAACTGTATTTTCATCATAAGCACCCCATCCATATAAATAATCTCTATTTCCTTTATTAGCTTGTATTTTAACTAATTCTTCATTAGGTATACCTGGAAATTGTTTTTTAAGCTCAGGAATAGTCATAGGCTTTATTTCTCCTACAATATATATCTTCAAAATTTGGATCTTCTGTATAAGAATATACCATATAGGCTGGATCGACATAATCAACAGTAATACCGTTAGTTAAATTAAAATTAGTTTTAATAGCACCAATACCACATGTAACTAAATCATAATTAACTCTGCGCTTAATTAATTCATATTTATTTTGATCTAATACTTGATTAATAGCTTCTTCTTCTGCAATTTCTATAGATTGTTTATAAGAAAGTTGCATATGTAATTCTAGTTCTTCTGCAGAGTGTGGAATTTGATCTTCGGGAATAGTAGTTTGAGATAAATCTATGCCCAACTTAGCATTTATTTGATCCATAGTTTCTCTAGCAAACATATCAGCTGCTATAGATTTAGCATAATTAGTACGTCTTTCTAATGATTCAGGATCTTGAGCATAAGCATTTATATCGTAATCTTTTGCCGATATACCATTTACTAAAATATCTACAAATTTAGATATAATAGGTACTGGTTTCCAATCTAAATTTAAGTAAGATAAATCCCCATTAATAGATAATTCGTCTTTATATTTTTGAGTAGGTTGTTCTCCTCTCGCATATAATCTTAATCTATTATAGTTATTCCATGTAGTTAAGTACCTGTTCCCATTAGTTCGACCTTGGGCAAACCACTCGCTTTCAATAGCTCTTGCTACCCTTGTGCCATACTCCCAACTTGCTTTTTCAGCGTCACTAACTACTTGGCTAGGAAATATACTATTATTATAATTTATATTCATTTAATCTATAATTTTTGATAACGTTCCGCTATTGTCATATTTTTTAATTCCTAAATCATATTCTTGTCTTATAAGTTTAGGAACTGGTCGATATTTATTTTTATTACATGCCATAATGGCTAGTCCAGAACTAATAGAAGCATCATGTGTGGTTCTATTATTTATATTAAATTTTGACCAATCTTCCAATGTTCTTTGGAAATATACATCTCCATAGGTAGCATTTTCTAATAATCCTACTCGTTCTTCTATATAGGATTCTATTGCTGCCGCATGAGCTTGTTTAATATCTTCACTTGAATTAGGAATTCCACCTATTTCTCTTTCAGTAACTGATAATTTATTATATATTTTATCAGGTCTATTCATAGCAAAAGCCCTATATCCTCTTCTTTTAAAATGATAAAGTAGTCTAGGTTTATTATTTTCTGCAAGTATTGGCATTCCATAAAATATACATGCCATTAATACATCTTCAAAAAATATCTCTGCTGTTTGTGGTCTAGCTATATATTCTAAAAAGAAATGATTAGGAGGAACATCTTCCATGCTAAATTTAGTTAGACCATGTAAAGATCCATTAGAACCTCTACCATCTACTGTTCCTGATATATCATAACTATCACATCCAAATGCACCTAAGTTTTCATTACCAGGATATTTTTTACCCAATTTCATAACAACATTATTCTGTAATCTAGAGGGAGGAACCCAAGTAACAAAAAATCTACCATTTTTATTAGGTACAAATCTTACTTCGGTATCTTGTATACCTCCAACCCATTGGAAAGAACCTTGTGTTATTACATTACTATTAGATATATCTGCGTTCCAATCAATTTGTTGATATATCTTTGTTAAATTAAATAAAGAATTCTTAGATTCATCTCTAAAAGCATGTTTAGTGGTTCTAGGGAATTGTCTATAAAATTCATTTAAACCATCTTGGTCATGCTTTAATCCATCAACTTCATTTTTCCAATAATCTAAAACTCCGATTCTAATTTTTTGACCATGGGGATCTTCTGCTGGTACGTCTGGGGTTTCGAATACAGGTATGCCATAAGAATCAATGTATCCCTCGTAGTTCCATTCCATAGGTATGAACAAAGAATAGAGTCCTGAGCGAGTCTGTCCATTGGCGTTTCTTTGAGTAACATCGGAGCTTTCATATAGTTTCTTAAAATTATCACCACCTTTATCTAAGGCGTTAGAGGTACTACCCATCATACATTTACCGATAATCCTGCTACCTAATCGTAAACATGTTTTTGTAACCCTCCAGTTATTTAAAATATTATTGGGTCTTTCCCATTTTCCTGATTCATCATGTACTAATAGTTTTAATTTTTCACCATCATAACTATTGTCTCCAGTATTTTTCCAATCTATTGTAGTATCTAGCCCTTGTAATTCTTCTGCTACTTCCCCAGTTATAATCTTTCTTCTAGTAAATTTAGAAGCTGGCACTCTATATGCTAATTCTGTTTTAGGTCGATCCATACCATCTTGAATCGGTTTAAAAAAGAAAGGATAATTAACTGATATAGGAACAACCTTATCAGTAAACATTGTTTTAGCATCAGGTCCAGTTTTAGATAATATACCATATCTTGAATCACTTGATATTGTTGCTAAGTTTACTACTTCGCCTGAAGCCATGAATGAAAAACCAGAACGTCTATTTTTAAGGTAACACATACCATAGCATCTTACATCTGCTTTACATGCTTCCCAAAATATAAAGAATAATCTATTAGCTTCTCTAAAATCTGGTGGTCCTACATCAATCTTACTCCATTGTAAATACATATAATGAGTACCTGTTAAATAAGTAGGAATTCCTTTATTATAAAACCAGAACCCATCTTCACGCCTAGTAAATTCCTCATCAATAAAATCGTACCACTTTTCTTTAAAATCCTCTGGGTATTTATCCCATTCAAATACACTTTTAATTTTACTTAAAACTTTCGGGAGTTGTGCTCTTTGCCATCTATCTCCTTCAAATCTATGTATTTCTTTAGGCATTTTTGGAAGCGCGATTTTTAAACCTTGTATTTCATAAACATCGCCAATCATTCCCGACCTACTAATTACTACAAAATCGTGTTCCTCATTATAACCATACTCCCATTTTTTATATCTATTATTTCTTTTAAGAACTTTAGATTTAACGTAGTTTGGTAATATTTTATATAAAGCTTGTTCGTACATTATTTAGATCTTCTTTCTGCGAATCCTTTAAATTTAGATTCTTTTTTTTCTTCTACTTTAGGTTTATCTTCTAACATATTTTTTTCCTCCTCTATTCTGTTAAGAATTTCAAAAGCATCAAATATAGCTAGTTTTTTAGTAGCTGCAGCATTCTTTAATCTATCTGCGGAAATATCATCCTCTGAATCTATAATTGGTTCTTTAGCAACTTTGATTAACTCTTTTACTGCTACTTGTCCAGCTTGGATTATATTCTTCTTCGTTTCCTTTGTACTCATATTTTATAACAATATCATTTGATTTCATACAATAAACACGCTCATTATCTATAATAAACTCCCATTCACCACCTGGTTTAAACCCAACTTTATCTCCTGGATTAATTTGGAGTGTGTTTAACGTGTTATTCCCTATTTTTAATATACCTACATAGGGATGTTCTTTTTTATCGCTTAAAGGATCTTTATTTTTTATAGGTTTTATAAAACATCTATCATTAATAGCCTTCCATTCATTATCATTTTTATATAAATAAATTTGATCTAAAGCTGCAAAATACATATTATCTTTAAAATATGATCGGCTATTTTTTTGCTTGCCTTGCATATCATAAAATCTTCTAAATATATTTTGATGTACTACTATTATATCACCTTTCTTAATAGGAGTAGTGAAAGCAATAGGTGTTTCTATTACTTTCGCTAACCTATTTACAAATTGAAATGTTTCAATTTTAGTATTTAATACTAAGTTTGAATCTTCAATTTTAATCTCATTTGCATATCTATCCCCTACAGGTTCTATTATAAAATCATATAAACTTTTCATTAATACTCTAAATCATATTCGATTGAGATAGCCATATTGGAATTAAATTTTTTCCATGGTAGTACCTCATCTTCTTTTTTTATATGAATATTATAAGAATTGTCTGCTTCATTTAAAAGTATATGGGAAATCTCATGACCTCCATAAACTTGTTGCCCTACTGAATAGTGCATAGCGTCATTTTTATAATCAGACCCAATGCTGATTTTACGTATTACGCTATCCATTTTACTTTTCTTCTTCTGCAGGTAAATCAGTATATGATCCGTCTTCTAAATTAATAATTCCTAATTGCTGAAGAATTTCAGTCATAGATTTTTGAACTTCTAAGATTTGTTTTAATTCTCCTTCTCCTATACGTTTAACTTCTTCTTTAACTTCTTTTACTTTTTTTGTCATTTTATTCGATTTAATTTGTTAATAAATAATATCTTTTATAGATATTTGTTTGATTAGTACTACCCGTAAATTTACATAATAATGTATTATTATCTATTTGAGTGTAAACTACTTTAACTTTCCAATCATTTTTCGGGTTTTCTATACGTGTTGTTACAGATGTATCTGTTACATTTAGTACAGTTTCTTTTAATGCAATGTCTGATTTCCAAGATACATTAGTAAATTTTAATCCTACATATTCATCTCCTGTTACCATTACATAAAAACTACTTTCTTTAGATTTCCAAGCACCTTTTAAAGTTTCAGAAATTTGACTATAAGTAGTCATGCTAAATAGCATTATAATACTTAATACTAGATTTTTCATAATAATTTAATTTAATTTAATTTGATTTAATATTCTTTAATAATAATTACCTATTTTTAAAGATTTTTACTTTTTAAATATACTAGTCGCTTTTTCAGTTGTACGTCCACCGAAATAGGCTAACACGACGGACATCATCACCTTCTCGAAAGTATCATTCCATAATTCATTTATATGAAACGGTATTGTCTCTACACTATCTAATATTCCAGCTAATGAAAATATACATATACACCATACTAGTACTAATGGGCGTACATTTTTACTCATCCACGAATCAGACATAGAATCTGCTTCCCATCTTGATGTGATGGCTTCTAATTCTTTATTTTGCTGATCATATATTAGTTGTTGAAGTTTTATTTTATCTTCTTGTGGCGCATCTGATTTAGTTATTTCAGCTATTGCTTCTTTAGGTGAAGTAACACCTTGTAATACGCTTCCTAGTGTAGGATTTATTACAGAAGCAGCTCCAAATAATAGTTGCCCAACAGTTGTATCTTTAAATTTCTTTTTTGACATTTTAATATATTCTACCGATTCTTGTATCAAACATTCCCTCTCCACTTCTTGGATCATAACCTAATCTCGTGTCAAGTGTTGGCATAAATCTCATTCTATCACGTATCTGCCTTGTAGCATCTGTTAAATCTTGTGCAGCACTAGCTCTATCTCTTAAGTCCTGAAATTGATGAATATTTCGGAGAGACTGCCCTCCAGGATTAGCCGCATAGCTTTGATCTATATTCACCGCACTGCCAAGTCTTGGGTCTATTGGGAATTGTTCTTTTACTGGCATTTCACCTCTTACCATAGCTCCATGTCTATTTGGACGTGGCCCAGTTGATAAAGCCGCCTTTAAAGCTTCTTCACTGGAAGCGGCGTTCATCAAGTACTCATGTCTTTTAAGCGCTTGTTTAGCTGCTTTTTCCGATGGTTTATTAAACTTGGGACCAAAAAAAGTACTACCTCTTGTACCTATAAACCCACCCTCATTAAGCAATCTATCTTGATTTCGTTTTCTTTCCTCAGCTATAGTTAAAATTCCTTCATCCATTTCTGTACCATCTACAATTTCTGACCTTCTAGCATTAGTTAGCATTGGGTTATGAATAGAGTCAAATGTGTGATGGCGAGAACTTAAATAAGGATATTTTTTATCTGTACCATATTCTGGTGCATATGGAGCCTGGATAAAAGCATCCTGTACTGTATCACCCCATGTGTCTCTCCCTCTATAACCAGCAAACTCATTAACATCTTGTCTAATATCATCTATTATAGGTTGAGTTGATGCCATAAATTTATCCGCATAAGACTTTAAGGGAGATTTTCTGCTAAATGGATTGTTTTGTGTGTATGCCATAGTATTTTATTTATAGTGCTTCGTAAGGGTCTGTTTTATCATAGGCTTCTTTTTCCCATGGTAAATTTGGATCACCTTCTTTCATTTCACTTCTT